ATGGCGGTTTGGCGGAGCACCGGTCTCCAAAACCGGCTGTCGCAGGTTCGAGTCCTGCATACGGTGCCATCGCGGCGGGCAACGCGTACCCTGCCCGGGATCCATAAGGACATCTCGGTCACGCTGGGCATCTACACCGCCCTCGATAAAAAATTTAAGAAAAAGAAAATAAATCGTCTGGATACCTACCTCAAAAAATCCTGTGCCAACTCGGGCTGACCGCCTTGTTTCTCCCCCTTTTTGACTTGCATCTTGACTTGCATTTCAAAAAAACTTTCCCGGAAATTAGGGCAATTAGCGCCCACATCCCCCTCGAAAAGCATTTTCCAAGCCAAACAAAAATCCCCGAAAAGCCAGGCGCGAAGCCACTTTTCGGGGATTTTACTTTGGAGCTACTGATCCGATTCGAACGGACGACCTGCTCATTACGAGCTATAAAAGGGACTTTTAACGTGTTGTGTCGTGTTGTTTCATTGTCAAACAAATTGCGTGATGCAATCATTTTATTTGTCCGATGCTGTATCGTGCAATCTCGTTAATTACTTCGATTTTTCAAGGATGTTGCGGTTTTTGTTGCGGTTAAGTTGCGGTTTTTTAGCATCCTGTTTATAGGATGAATATGAGTCATCAAGAGACACGACGAAACAGAATTAAATTCAAGCTTTTCTCTTTTCTGGCTGCTTTAAGACCTCTCTTACGGTCTGACCGACCCGGCGGATGCTGTCCTCGTTGGCATGGGCGTACATCCGCAGCGTGGTGCTGCTGTCAGAGTGTCCCAGCCGTGCGGCGACGCTTACCACGTCGGCACCGTTGGTGATGGCAAGGCTGGCGGACGTGTGGCGCAGCTTGTGCGGGTGGAAGTGCTCTATCCCATACCGTTTGCCAAATCGCTGGAAGTAACGAGTTGGAGTGTCTGGGTGCATAGGCTCCGGGCTGTCGTCCTGCGTAAACACCCAGCGCACCGTTACCAGCTGACTCTGCCGCAGCTCCTGCAAAAGCGCGGCCACGTCAGACGAGATGTCTACAACGCGGGTCTTGCCGTTTTTGGGCAGGGTCTCGTACACGCCCCGCTCGGAGGTGTACTGTAGATTCCTCTCGATGGTGATCGTGTTGGTATCAAAATCCACCGACTGCCATTGCAGCCCGCAGGCCTCGCCCCGGCGGCAGCCCGTATCGATAAGCAGCAGGATAAACGCCCGCCACTTGAGCGGCTCACCATCCAGACAGCGCAGAATATACCGCGTCTCCTCCGCGGTAAAAGCCTTGTGCTCTGTAGGAAGGCCCGCATCCTTCGACTTCCGGGGGCGCGGAACCTTGTCCATTGGATTCCGGTCTATCGTATCATCCAGCAAGGCAGCCTTAAACAGGTTATGTAGTACAGCATACACCTTTGTCACGCTGGCGAAGGCAAGTTCCTCTGACAGACTGGAAAGTAACGCCTTTATCATGGCCGGGGTGATCTCCGGCAGCAGCACATGGCCCAGAGCCGGAAAGACATGCTGCTCCAACAGCTGGGTATAACTGGCCCGGGTCTTTTCCGCCAGCGTGGCGGCTTTCTCTGGCAGATAGACGGCTTCAGCATATTGCCGAAAGGTTTTGATTTTGGCCGCCTCTACGGCTTCCGCAGCGGCTTTTTGCGCAGTCTCTTCACGGGTCAGCACTTCCCCATCCGCCAACTGCTGCTCCAATTCAGCGGCGAATTTCTGTAGCTCCCGCTGAATGGTGCGCTTGCTCCATGTCGGCTCTGGGCGGAAGGTGCGCCAGACACGCCGCCCTCGCCCATTGCTGGCCTGCACCTCGTAAATGCGGTTTCCGTTTTTGTCAAGTTTCTCCTTGAAACTCGCCATAAAAATACACCTCCATATGGGTACACTTTGACAAGCCCGCCCGGAGGTGGTACAATACAGTTGTCTTAGGGCTGTATTGTTCCTCGTGAACAAGCTGTTCTTGGAAACGCTCTCGGTGCGCCAACACCGGGGGCGTTTTTTATTTTTGAGCCAGATCAAACAGATATGCGCTTGCTTCTCCAAGCTCAGACTTCTGGCCGTCTGTCATGTAAGGCAAATATGGTTCAAATGCCTGATGATATTTTTCTGCCCAGTTCTGTTTTGCCTTTGCTGTTTTCAGGCTCTCGATTTTTGCCTGATACTTTTCTTCCGTTCGATGAATGATTTCCTTTACAGCATCATCTCGGAAGCCAAGGCTGCGATACTTCTTCAAATCATCAGTAGTGCTTACCTGTGCACCGTACTTTTTGCACTTTTCAAGTTCCATCAAGCGTCCAACGCAAAAGTCATATCTTGTAAAAAAGGTGGCCGGTTCCGTGGTCGTCTGAAGGATTTTAGCGCTTTCCTGAGCCTGCTTCAGAAACTGTGGAGCCAAGACCTTTGCATTCGCGCGAGAATCAACAAGGCCAGTCTGCCCCATCCATTCAGGATTGGGATTATAGACCGATTCGAGTAGTCCTTCGCATTTATCACTATCTTGAGAACGAAATTCCTTTGCTCCCGCGATTCCTCCATATATAACGCAAAGAATTAGAAGAGAAACCCCATATGCTATAAATCCAAAAATGAGTGAAACCAGAAATCCGCCATCTTTGAGATCGGCAAGAAAAACCAGCACTCCAATCAGAGCACAGACAACAGTCACTGGCTGTGGGATACTAGTGTACTTCGTTTCAAACTCAGGTTCATCCATATGTGATTTCCGGGATGCTTTTGGGATTGATTTTGCTGTAGACTTACTACTAAATGCCACACGCGAAACAGAATGTGCCAATCGATTCATGCTTCGGTCAAACGATTTCGCAGCACTCGCATATTTTTTTGAATATCCAACCTTGTTCTTTGACATATCAAGTTCCTCTTTACCATTTATCGGAACACCTTCCGGCACTCCACAACCAATCCTGCAATTCGCACCGGCATCTTCTTCAGATCATAAATCTGCGGCTGATGCACCGGATTAAAGCTTTTCGGGGTCAGGATCACGAGATCGCCTTCCCTGCGGAAGTATTTTACAGTCGCTTCGTTGCCGTTGACCATCACCACAGCCAACTGGCCGTTTTCCACTTCCGGTTGTTCACGTACAAGGATCTGGTCGCCCTCATCCATACCGGCAGCATTCATGCTGTCCCCGCGAATGTTCAACCAGAAATACTTTGCACCGTCTGTCTGCCGGATGGGAATGTAATCTTCAATGTTTTCCTCGGCATACATCGGCATCCCTGCACGGACAGTGCCCAACAGCGGGGCAACGTTTTGGGCATTATAAAGCGTGGCTCCCGCTGGAAGTTCTTTATCAGCGCTATTCCCTGTCATAATAAAGCTTGGGGTGGTTTTTAGTGCCTTCGCGTAAGCTGCAATGCGGTCACGCCGCATATTAGCAATTTCACCGCTTTCCCAGCGGGAGACTGTTGCTTCTGATACGTCTACCAGCTCTGCGATTTCCTTTTGCGTTAACCCAAGAGCTTTTCGTCGGTCAGCTAAGTAATTCCCCATGATCTGATGCTCCTTTCTGCCTTTATTATATCATTATATTGCGTTTTTGCAATGTGTTTTTGCAATTTCCCAAAGAAAACTTGCATTTTCGTATTGACTTACGTATACGCAAGAGTTATACTGTTCTTGCGCAAAGGAGGTGAGCAAATGTTCAACCGCGATTTATTCCGTGCCAAATGTATCGAGCATGGCATAAGAACTCAAGATGCAGCCCAGATTATGGGCATCAATCCGGCAACTCTGTCCCGTAAAATGGCTGGTCAGTCCGACTTCACCCGAAACGAGATTCAGTTGTTCCGGGCCGCACTGCATCTTACTCCGCAGGAGACCGATGCTATTTTTTTCGCGTAAACTTACGTTTACGCAATATCAGTGAAAGGAGGTGAACCACATGGATAACAACAAAAAGCCCAGCGAGCCGTCGGAAGCGGAGCGCTGGGCAAAGATGGAAAATGAGATTCAGAAACTCAAGCGGAGCAGGTCAATCCTCTGTGTCTCCAGTTTCGTTCAGAGCCTTCTCCTCTGGCGAATCATCGGGCAAATCAGCCAAATTCGCGAGCTTTTGACTCTCCTGGTCAGATTCGACGCTTTGGTCAGCCAACGTCTCCAATGCTTGAGCGATTCTCTCGTAAATCTCTTCCTCAATTTCGAAGTGCTCCTCAGCACATTGGCGAAATTCTTCTGAGCGCTTAAATTCTTGCTTTTGCAAATCAATCATTTCTTCCTGATTTGCAATAACCGCAGCGTTTGCAGCTTCTTGCTTTTGTTGATACTCATCTGGCAAGTACCCTTTTATAAATCCCAGAACACAGATAATGAATGTAATGATTTCCATTACTGTTTTCCACGAGATTTTGCTTTCAGACTGCTTTTCGGATCGAATTCTTTCTTCGATTGCTTCAGCTGCTTCTTCTGGCAGATATGGCTTCACTTCATCAACCAAAGCCATCGCGCCCTCGGCTGAAACCGTAGAACCGCTTTTTATGGGATGGTCGCTTTCGTCCCAAATGCGGCTAAGTTGTTCCGAAACATCATACGCCTTAGGATAGCGCTTCAGAAAATTGCTTACAGCAAAAGAACTTGACATATTTTGTATTGTCAAATTCATCAGCATGACTGATGGCGGAGATGTTATTTGCTCAAGCGTCCGATATAATTCCAGACTCGGAGACGCCTGCTGAATAAAATCTGCCCATGTAGTTTTCTGATGCAGCAACTCCAAGTTTCTTGCCATACAGCTGACAGGATTTTGCGCCGCAATCGCCATTCGCACTGCATACGGAGTTTCAGTCGCTTGATATGCAGCGTCCAGAATTCCTGCCTTTTGATATATCGACAGCATCTTTTGTATCGTAGGCGATTCATAAATATCCTTCATATTATCACCTCCTTCCCGCCCAAGTATACCGCAGGAGGGAGCCATCCACAAGGAGGTCAAAATTTTGAACGACTTACAAATTTTTGAAAATCCCGAGTTCGGGCAGGTGCGCACCGTCGAGCTTGACGGCCGCATTGACCAGTTGAAACTCGTCGCCTTTGGCCTGCCCGCGTTCGACCAGATCATGGCCGACATCTTCACCACTGAGAAAAAGGAGTGACCGCTATGAGGAAGCATACTCCTCCCGTCCCCTCTACCCCGTTCATGAATGTCCGCGATGCTGCCCGGGCCACCGGGCTTTCGGAATACTACCTGCGCAAAGAGCTTGCTAAAGGCACCATTCCTCACCTCAAGAGTGGCCGGTGCATCATGATCAACGTCCCCGCCCTGCTGGTGCAGCTGGGTGTGCCGCAGAAATAAAAAGGAGGCATCCGCATGAGAATCAAATCTGGCATCTGGTACTGGCTGGCCGTGGCCAGCGGTGCCGTCGGGATGCTGTACGCACTTGGCTTTGCGGGCAGCATCGAAGCCCTCGGTGTCATCTCCGACACCGACTTCATCACCGCGATGGTGCTGCTGTTGCTGGCGCTGTTCTTTGCCCGGCTGGGCGACCATGCCGCAGAGCGCGAGGCTCAGCGCCGCAAGTACATCGACCGCCGCCACGCCCGCACCGAAGAGCCGGAGTACCGGCAGAACCGGAGGGACGCATGAACGCAAAAAAGCCCGTCGGTGCTGGAACACCGGCGAGCCTGCAAAGGGATGATGGTTTGAACCCCCATCACCACGAAGGATAACATACTTTGGAGGTTTTTACAAGAGATGAAAGGTATTCTTATCGAGCCGGGCAAAGACCCGGTCGTGACTACCCTGCCGGACACGCTGCAGGGCATGGAAGCACTTTTGCAGTGTCCCTGCGAGCAGAAAGTTCTGCCCCGCACCCCTGCGGTGCTGGTGTACGGTATCTATGGCAAGAGCCTGAACCGTACTTATCGCGGCCAGCCCATCTATGGCACTATCCTCTGCTACGGCTGGCGAAATAACCGCTTTCAGCCCCTGAACAAAGACCTGCAGGCCGAAATGCTTGACCGCCTGAAGGGCGCGGAGGTAGAGGTATGATCATCAGCCAGAACAACAGCAACGACGTTTACTATGCCTATACCCGTGGGCGCTTCTGGCGCTGGGACGCATCCGCACAGGCTTGGAAGGAAAGCCGTCTGCTGGCCCAGAAGTTCGACAAAGCCAAAGCCGTTGAAAAGCAGCTGACTCCGGAAGCGTTTCTGACCAGCGACGAGTTCATCCCGATGGACGACTACGAACTCCCGGATCGGATGCTCACCGCCCTCAGGAATGCCAAGCCCTGCAAGAATGCCCCTATCGACCCGGTGGAAGAGGATTCTTCCTCGGGTGTTCCTGCTCCCTGCATCTGCTCCACCTGCACCTGTGGCGGGTGCAAAGAAGAATGTTTCGGAAACTGCCACAGCTGCGGCCATCCCTTGCAGGAGTGCAACAGCTACCAGACCGAAGGCGAAAAGCATTTGACTCCCGCTCACTCTGAGGATGTTGACAAACCGGAAGTGCCCGTCACCCAGACGGCACAGGAAAAGCCCCTGACCACCGTGCCGGATGCGATGCGCCCGGCGTTCGACTTCTCCGCTCTGGGCGAGCTGTCCGGGCAGGCCATCGAAGCCGACCGTCAGTTTGACCAGCACTACAGCACTGCACAGGATGAGTATCTCATCTCCTGCATCTACCTTGCCCGCATCCACACTCTGACTGCCAAGGCGGGCCGGTATGGCGGCGGTACATGGACAAAGTGGTATGAGAGCAAGGGGTTAGGCGAAGGAAGCGTCCGGCGGATGATTCAGAACGGCGAAGCTTTTAATTCCGCCAAGTTGGCGGAATTAAAACAGCTGCCCGAGCTGACCCGCAAAGATTTGAACCTCATCGCCCGCAGCGGCTGCGCCGACCAGTTGACCGAAGCTGCCGGAGACAGCCAGCGGGTGCAGGAGCTTTTAGCCCAGCTCAAGGCCAAAGAGTACAAGCTGAACGAAACGCAGGCCAGATTGAAGAGCGCCTGCATTCAGGAGCAGGAGTCGCGGGACGCAATGAATACCGCCAATGCTCAGCTGGAAGCCGCCCACGCCGACATTAAAGGTCTGACCGAACAGAACGATCAGCTCAAAAGCCGGTTAGACGCCGCCGAAGCCCGGGAAGAGGAAGCATGGAAGATGCAGACCAAGGCCGAGCAGCGTGCCAAAACCGCCGAGAGCCAGCTGGAAGGCTCCCGGCAGGTGGCCGAAGCGGCCAATCGTCGGGCCGACAAGTGGAGATCCGAGGCCGAAGCCGCCCGGAAGCAGCCCATCGTAGCTGTGGTGGACAAGGACGAAGTCGTTCGGCAGGCCAAGGAAATGGCCGACGGCATGACCGCCGACTACAAAGCCACACAGGAGCAGGACGCCCGCGACGCCTACGACAGCATCCTTCTGGCCGGCCGCTCCATCACAAATCTCGCGCAGTCCATAAAGCCGCTGTTCGGCAAGCTGCCGGGTGAACAGCGGGAAAACGCGATCGATCAGTTCGTACGCACATTAGGACAAATTCAAGGGGAGGTATCCAGATGTCTGTAACCATCACGGCCCTCGAGGCCGAAAACGTCAAGCGCATCAAGGCCGTTGCGCTTACTCCTGCGCCCACCGGTCTCACCCTCGTGGGCGGCAACAACAATCAGGGCAAGACCAGCGTTCTCGACGCGCTGGCATGGGCGCTTGGCGGCGAAAAATTCCGCCCGAACGCCGCCCAGCGGGATGGGGCCGTCGCTCCCGCCCACCTCCGCGTCACTCTCTCCAACGGGGTCGTCGTGGAGCGCAAGGGCAAGAACAGCAGCCTCACCGTCACCGACCCCACCGGCCGCCGCAGCGGCCAACAGCTGCTGAACGCTTTTGTCGAGCCGCTGGCTCTCGATCTGCCCCGCTTCATGGAGGCCAGCGACAAGGAAAAGGCTGACATCCTGCTCCGCATCATCGGCATCGGGAATGAATTGCATCTCCGGGATATGGAGATCAAAAGCATCTACGACAAGCGCACCTTCACCGGCCAGCTGGCCCAGCAGAAAAAGCACTTCGCCGACGAGCTCATCTCCTACCCCGACGCTCCCGAACAGCCCCTCAGCGCCTCCGACCTCATCCGCCGGCAGCAGGATATTCTGGCCCGGAACGGCGAGAACCAGCGCAAGCGCAGCCAGCTTTCTCAGCTGGAAACCAAGAGCCGCACCCTTGCACAGCGCCGGGAGCAGCTGGAAGCAGAGCTTGCACATCTGACGGAAGAGCAGGCCGCGCTGACCACTGACCTCTACGCCGCCCGGAAATCTACCGAAGACCTTCAGGACGAATCCACCGCTGAGCTGGAAGCCTCTATCCAGAGCATTGAGGAGACGAACCGGAAAGTCCGGGCCAACCTCGAAAAAGCCCGCGCCGAGGACGAAGCCGCCAAGTACGCCAGCGACTACGACAAGCTTACGGATGCCATCGAGCAGAAGCGCAAAGAGCGTCTGGCCCTACTGAACGGTGCCGACCTGCCCCTGCCGGAGCTGAGTGTGGAGGACGGCGCTCTTACTTATAAAGGCAAGCGCTGGCGGGATATGTCCGGCAGCGACCAGCTCCGGGTGGCTGCGGCTATCATCCGGCGGCTCAACCCGGACTGCGGCTTCGTCCTTCTGGACAAGCTGGAGCAGATGGACATGACCACGCTGGAAGAGTTCGGGTGCTGGCTCGAAGCGGAGGGTCTGCAGGCCATCGCCACCCGCGTCTCCACCGGCAGCGAGTGCCAGATCATCATTGAGGACGGCATGGTCAAGGGTGCTGACCTGCCCGTTCTGTCCGCCGCACCCACGCAGACCAGAACATGGACGAAAGGAGCTTTCTGATGAGCAGCTATTCCATCACCACCGGCATTCTGAACACCCCGGTCAAGGTCGTACTGTACGGCCCCGAGGGCATCGGCAAGAGCACATTTGCCTCTCACTTCCCGGACCCCGTTTTCATCGACACCGAGGGCGGCACCAAGCGGCTCAATGTTGCCCGCCTGCCCCAGCCCACCAGCTGGGCCATGCTGCTGGACGAGGTGCGGGCCGTCACCCGGGGCGAAGTTTCCTGCGGTACGCTGGTCATCGACACCGCCGACTGGGCCGAGCGTCTGGCCATCGACGCCATCTGCGCCAAAGCCAAGGTGGACGGCCTCGAGGGCTTCGGCTACGGCAAGGGTTACACCTACGTAAAGGAGGAGTTCGGCAGGCTTCTCGACGCCCTCGAGGAGGTGCTGAACAGCGGCCACCATGTGCTGATCCTCGCCCACGCGGCCATCACCAAGTTCGAGCAGCCGGACGCGGCGGGCAGTTATGACCGCTGGACCATGAAGACCACCAAGCAGACTGAACCCCTCCTGCGGGAGTGGTGCGATATGCTCCTCTTCGCCAACTACCAGACCATCGTAGAAAAGAGCGGCAGCGGCCCCAACGCCAAGAACAAAGCCACCGGCGGAAAACGGGTGCTCTACACCACCCACCACGCCTGCTGGGACGCCAAGAACCGCTTCGGCCTGCCCGATGAAGTCCCCTTCGACTACGCCAGCATCGCCCACTGCATCACCGGTCCGGCCTCTGCGCCGCCTGCCGCCCCGAAGCCCGCAGCACCCGCCGAAAAGGACATTCTTCCCCCTCCCAGCGCACCGGCACCGCAGCCCAAGCCTCAGCCGGAATCGCCCCGGGAGACTGTTCCCGAAGCCCTGCTGACGCCCGACCTCATGGCGCTGGGCGTCCCCGAAAAGCTGGCCGCGCTGATGAGTGCCAACAACGTCACCCCCGAAGAATTGCAGTTCGTTGTGGGCAAGCGGGGCTATTTCCCGGAAGATATGCCCATCAGGGACTATCCCGCCGACTTTGTGGAGGGCTGTCTTGTGGCCGCATGGCCGCAGGTGCTTCAGATGGTGCTGGACAACCGGGACCTGCCTTTCTGATTTTTTCCTCTTAGGCTTCCCTAACAGGGGAGCTGGCTGCCGCAGGCAGACTGAGAGGTTCACACATTATTATAAAGGAGAATACTTATGGCTGACATGAATACCACTACCGACCGCGCTCTTGGCTGGGACGACGAATTTACCAACGTCTCGCAGGACTTCGTGCTCCTGCCCGAGGGCGAATACTACTTCGAAGTGACCGGGATGGAGCGCGCCCGCTTCGAGGGCAGCGCCAAGCTGCCGCCCTGCTCAATGGCAAAGCTGACGCTGAAGATCTTCGGCGGCGCTCTGGGCGATACCACCGTCACCCACCGCCTCTACCTCCACACCAAGACCCAGGGCCTGCTGGGCGCGTTCTTCGAGAGCATCGGCCAGTGCAGGAAGGGCGACACCTTCCGCCCCCGCTGGAACGAGGTCGTCGGCGCCAAAGGCCGCTGCAAGCTGGGCGTCCACGATTACGTCAAGAAGAGCGGCGACCCCGGCCAGAGCAATGAAGTCATCCGCTTCCTGCCGCCGCCTGAAGAGAAAGCCGCGCCCTCTCAGGGCTGGACGCAGGGGGCATTCTGATGGGAGAAAAACAGGCTCTGCGCCCCTATCAGGAGGCCGCCCGGCAGAGCATCCACGCCGAGTGGGAGAATGGCCGTCTGCGCACTCTCCTCGTCCTGCCCACCGGCACCGGCAAGACCATCGTGTTCGCCTCCGTCGCCGCCGATCAGGTGCGGACGGGCGACCGGGTGCTCATCCTCGCCCACCGGGGCGAGCTGCTGGAACAGGCGGCAGACAAGCTTCAGCGCTCCACCGGCCTCGTCAGCGCCGTGGAAAAAGCCGAGTCCACCTGCCTCGACAGCTGGTATCGGGTGGTGGTCGGCTCTGTCCAGACCCTGCAGCGGCCGGCACGACTCGAACGCTTTCCCCGGGACTACTTCGGCACCATCATCATCGACGAAGCCCACCACGCCATCACCGACGGCTACCGCCGCATCCTCGACTACTTCGGCAGTGCGAAGGTCCTGGGCGTGACCGCTACCCCCGACCGGGGCGATATGCGGAACCTCGGCGAGGTGTTCGACAGCCTGGCCTATGAGTACAAGCTGACGGATGCCATCAAAGACGGCTATCTCTGCCGCATCATGGCCCAGACCGTCCCCCTCAAGCTGGACATCTCCGCCGTGGGCATGAGCAGCGGCGATTATTCCGTAGGCGAGCTTGGCACTGCCCTTGACCCTTACCTGAGCCAAATTGCTGACGAAATGGCAGCACGTTGTGCCGGGCGCAAAACGGTGGTGTTCCTGCCCCTCATCAAGACGAGCCAGAAATTCCGCGATCTGCTGAACACCAAAGGCTTTCGCGCCGCCGAGGTCAACGGCCAGAGCGCCGACCGCAGACAGGTGCTTTCGGATTTCGAAGCCGACAAGTACAACGTGCTCTGCAACTCCATGCTGCTGACGGAAGGTTGGGACTGCCCCTCGGTGGACTGCGTCGTCGTGCTGCGGCCCACGAAGGTGCGCAGCCTCTACAGCCAGATGGTGGGGCGCGGCACCCGCCTCTCCCCGGGCAAGAAAGACCTGCTGCTCCTCGATTTCCTCTGGATGACTGACAAGCACGAGCTCTGCCGCCCGGCAGACCTTGTCTGTGAGGACCGTGCTGTGGCCCGGCAGATGACCGACAATCTGGCCGAGAGCGGCGGGCCGCAGGATATTGAGGACGCCGCCGCACAGGCCAGCGAGGATGTGGTGGCCCAGCGCGAAGAGGCGCTTGCCAAGCAGCTGGAAGAACAGCGCCGCAAAAAGGCGAAGCTCGTTGACCCGCTGCAATACGAGATGAGCATTCAGGCCGAAGATCTCTCCGGCTATGTGCCGGCCTTTGGCTGGGAAGCCGGGCCGCCCAGCGCGGAACAGGCCGCAGCACTGGAAAAGCTGGGCATCCTGCCGGAGGCCGTGGAATCGGCTGGCAAAGCCTCTCTTCTGCTCGACCGCCTCCACAAGCGCCGGGACGAGGGCCTGACCACCCCAAAGCAGATACGCTGCCTGGAGAAATACGGCTTCCAGCACGTCGGCACATGGAGCTTCGAGGCCGCACGGCAGATGATAGACCGCATTGCCGCCGGCGGCTGGCGGGGCGCGCCGAGGGGCGTTGACCCCAAGAACTATATCCCGTCTGCTGAGCCGGTCATCGTAGATGATATGTTACTATGGTAATGCGAATGGAACATGAAAATGACATCAAAGAAGCGCTGGACTTCATTTCCCCGGCCGCCCTGACCTATGAAGAATGGCTCATGGTGGGCATGGGCCTGAAAGAAGCCGGTCTGCCCGTCGCCGTGTGGGAGCAGTGGAGCGCCCGGGACGGCGGGCGGTATCACAAGGGCGAGTGCATCAAAAAATGGGAGAGCTTCCACGGCAGCTCGAAGCCCGTCACCCAGAGCAGCATCTTCCAGCTGGCCTATGAGCACGGCTGGTCCGGCCCTGCAGGCTATGCGCTGGACTGGGGCGATGAGCTGACCGTCGGCCCGCAGCAGCCCGCACTGGTAGACCCCCGCTGGGTCGAAGAGCAGGAGCTTCACCTTCCCGACACATGGGAGCCTGCCCAGCAGCTCAAACGCTACCTGCAGGCCCTCTTCGAGCCGGACGAGTATGTGGCCTATGTCACCGAGAGCTTCATGGCCGCCGACCGCCGACGCCCGGCGAAAGGCTGCTGGGACAGAACTGCCGGGCAGCTCATCGAAGAGCTGGACGCCTGCGGCGGCGACGTCGGCAAGGTCATGGGCGACTGCGACCCGGAAATCGGTGCATGGATCTGCTTCAACCCGGTGGACGGCACAGGCCGGAAGGATGCCAATGTCACCAGCTACCGCTACGCCCTCGTGGAGTGCGACAACATGGAGCCCGGCAAGCAGCTGGCCGCCATCCACCAGATGGAGCTGCCCTGCGCCGCGCTGGTCTACTCCGGCGGCAAGAGCGTCCACGCCATCGTCCGGGTCAATGCGCCGGATTATGCTGAGTACCGCAAGCGGGTCGATCACCTCTACGCCATCTGCCAGAAGAACGGCCTGACCCTCGACCAGCAGAACCGCAACCCTTCCCGCCTCTCCCGGATGCCCGGCATCCTGCGGGCGGGGCAGAAACAGGCTCTGCTTGAAACGAATGTCGGCAAAAGCTGCTGGGAGGACTGGTGCGACTGGGTGGAGGCCTGCACCGACGACCTGCCCGACACTGAATGTCTGGCCGACGACTGGGACGACCTGCCCCCGCTGGCCGATGCCCTCATCTCCGGCGTACTGCGCCAGGGCCACAAGATGCTGCTGGCAGGCCCCTCCAAGGCGGGCAAGAGCTTCGCCCTCATCGAGCTGTGCATCGCCATCGCCGAGGGCAAGACGTGGCTGGGCCGCTTCTCCTGTGCGCAGGGGCGTGTACTTTATATCAATCTGGAACTTGACAGGCCGTCCTGCCTGCACCGCTTCAAGGACGTCTATACCGCGATGGGCCTTGCGCCGGATAATCTGCGGAACATTGACATCTGGAACCTGCGCGGCGCGTCTGTCCCCATGGACAAGCTTGCCCCCAAGCTCATCCGCCGGGCAGGCAAAAAGGGCTACACTGCCGTCATCCTCGACCCCATCTACAAGGTCATCACCGGCGACGAGAACAGCGCCGACCAGATGGCGAAATTCTGCAACCAGTTCGATGTGGTCTGCCGCGCGCTGGACTGCGCCGTCATCTACTGCCACCATCATTCCAAGGGTGCGCAGGGCGGCAAGCGCAGCATGGACAGAGCATCCGGCTCCGGCGTGTTTGCCCGCGACCCGGATGCCATGCTGGACATGACTGAGCTGACCATCACCGACGCCATCCGGGAGCAGCTGCACAACAAGGCCGCCTGCCGGGTCATCAAAGCGATGCTGGATAAGCGCGGCCATGCCGACGCCTACGGCCCGGATGACGCCCTCAGCAAGAGCCGGATGCTCACCATCGCCAAAGAGAAGCTTGGCCTCGCCGACCTGCGGGCCATCGACGCCGAAGTGGCTGCGGCTCGGAAGAAAGCCGACAGCATGACTGCCTGGCGCATCGAAGGCACCCTCCGCGAGTTTGCAAGCTTTGCCCCGGTCAACCTCTGGTTTGACTATCCGGTGCATAAGCTGGACAGCGGGCTTCTGGAAGATCTGCAGCCGGACAGCGACTTCCGCACGCTGGGCGCAAAGGGCGCGAGCCGCCGCTGGGGTGACAAGGCCAAGCAGTCCAAGGATAGGAAGGCTGAGCTGGACACCGCTTTTGAAGCCTGCATGATGGACGGTGAGGTCACGGTCTACAGCCTCGGCGAGTACATGGACCTGAAGCCCCGCACCGTCAAGAACCGTCTGAAAGAAGACGGGCGCTTCTGGATCGACGGCGAGAAGGTCGGCCGCAAGGAGCCCGGCAGCAGAGGTTAAACGCTTTGTTATATTTGCAATTACATTTTGTTGTAAAAATGCAGAAATAGCCGCTATTTTGCACGACAGCAAAAACTGCAAAATTGCAGAAATAGCCGCTATGACTGCAACATTTGCAGTGCAAAATAGCCTATATATAATAGCATGACTGCACTGCAATGTGTGATGGGGTATCCCAGAGGATGGGGCGACCACAGCCCCCATCCTCCGGGGACCCTCCCCATCACGTTGGCCGCTGATACAAAAAAAGAAAACGAGGTACGAAATGACCACACAGTTTTTTATCCCCATGCGTCCGCCCACCACTACCCATAACGCCAAAGAGCTTCATGCCTACATGAAGAGCGGCAAACCCTGCGCCGTGCTGCATGACAGCTCTGAACTGAAAGCCGCCCGTGCCAAGCTCCACGCCTACCTTGCGCCCCACGCCCCCGAGAAGCCCATCCCGGCGGGCCGTCCGGTGCGTCTGCTGGTCAAGTGGATGTTTCCCGCCGAGGGCCGTCCGGACGGCAGCTGGCGCACTTCCAAGCCCGACACTGACAATCTGGAAAAAGCCCTCAAGGACGAGATGACCCGCCTGCACTTCTGGCACGACGACGCCCAGGTGTGCAGCGAGATCGTCGAGAAGTTCTGGGCCGACATCTGCGGCGTGTTCGTGCAGGTGGAGGAGCTGGCATGACCTATGAAGATAAAAAGGATTGGCTTCGGCGGTACGAACGCGCCAAGAAAAAAGAACTGCATCTGACCCACGAGCTTCAGGAAGCAGAGTGTGACTATGGCCGCATGACGCAGACTCTTTCCTCGGGGCCGGGAGGTGGCGGCGATGGACAGGCGCTTCCTCGTGCTGTGGAACGAGTAGAAAAAGCAAAGCAGGCTTTGGACGCACAAATCTTGTTTTGCGACGATCTCCATGCCGAAATCACGGCAGTGCTTCTCAGCTTGGAAGACCCCGACGATTACGAGATTTTGAAGCTGAGGTATCTTCACTTCAAGACATGGGAAAGCATTGCAGCTGAAATAAAGCTCTGCCTCCGTCAAATCTACCGTCGCCATCGCCGAGCCATTGATGAGTTAAATTTATAATGTCAGTCAATGTCACCTAGAAGTCATTTTATGTCACTCCACGTTATGCTAAAATAGTACCATCGGCAGAGCCGGAAAGGCCACCCGATATACGCAGCCTCCGAAACTTTTCCTTCATCATGATGAATTGCTCCTTTGGACTTTTTACTGCTTGACAGGCATTTTTCTCCTTCTTGAGCTTTCTGAGGCTGCTTCAAAGATTTTCTTCCCTGCACAGAAATGTGCGGGGATTTTTTATGCAGCCGTAGCTCAGCCGCAAGAGCGCTGGCGTGACCAGACGGACGGAGGGCCGCACCCTCCCGGCTGCTCCATTTTTGTGCAGGAGAGGTGGTGAGGATGACCGACAAGCAGGCACGATTCTGCGAAGAATACATGGTCGATTTGAATGCGACCCAAGCGGCCATCCGCGCCGGATATTCCCCAGCAAGTGCCAAGACCGTGGGGCCGCGATTGTTGGAGAATGTTGGAGTTCAGAAGCTCATCGCCCAGCTTCAGGCTGAGCAGAGTCGCCGCACCGGTGTATCTACTGACCGGGTGGTGCGCGAGCTGGCAAAGATTGCATTCGTCAACGCCGCTGACCTCATCGACCCCAAGACCGCCTCTCTCAAATCCGATGCCAGCCACGATGACCTTGCCGCTGTGCAGTCAGTCAAGGTCAAGATGTTCGGCGAGGATGGGCTTGAGCAGGAAGTGAAGCTGGCCGACAAGCTCCGCGCACTCGACCTGCTGGGCAAACACCTCGGGATGTACAAAGACACTTCCGAGAAAGACTCCGCCGCCGATGCACTGGCAAAGGCGAAGGAGCTGCTGGGAGGTGTGGACAGTGCCATTGACTGAGTTTCAGCAGGAATACCTGCGCAACTGTTCCCACCGCTGGAACGTCAAGACCGGCGCCACCCGCTCCGGAAAGACCTATCTTGACTGCGCCGTCACCATCCCCAAGCGCATCTGCGCCGCCCGGGGCGAGGGGCTGCTGGTCATGCTGGGCAACACCCTCGGCACGCTGGAACGCAACGTGCTGGAGCCCATGCGCGGCCTCTGGGGGCCGGAGCTTGTGGGCGTCGTCCGCACCTCGGCCTCCGGCAACATCGTGCAGCTCTTCGGCCACAAGGTCTATGTCCTCGGTGCCGACAACAAAAAGCACATTGCCCGCATCCAGGGCGCAGCCTTCGAGTACGCCTACGGGGACGAGATCACCACCTGGGACGAGGGCGTGTTCCAGATGCTCAAAAGCCGCCTGTCCTGTCCGCACAGCCATTTCGACGGCACCTGCAACCCGGAAAGTCCGTCCCATTGGTTTAAGAAATTCCTTGACAGCGATGCTGACATCTACTGTCAGGCATACACCATCGACGACAACCCGACGCTTCCGGCCCAGTTCGTGGCCGACCTGAAAAAAGAGTACACCGGCACCGTCTACTATAACCGTTTCATCCTCGGGCAGTGGATGGCGGCCAACGGCGTTATTTACCGCCTGCTGGCGGACAGCCTCGCCGCGGGGGATGGGCGTTTTTTCTGGCCCGCCGAGAAGCAGCTGCACCCGTGGCGGATCCGCATTGGCGTGGACTTTGGCGGCAATGGCTCAAAACACGCCTTCGTGGCGACCGCCATTCTGCCGGGCTGGTCCGGCGTTGTGGGGCTGGCGTCCCAGAGCATCGACCCGGTGGCGCAGGATGCCGACTTTCTGGCTGACAAGCTCATCGAGTTCTGCATTGCGGTCTTCTCCCGCTGGGGCGAGATCCAGTACATTTTCTGCGACAGCGCCGAGCAGACCCTGATAAACCACATCCGTTCCCGCCTGCGCCGATGCAGGCTCTCCTGGCTGGCCGACCGGGTGGAGAACAGTGCCAAGATAAAGATCACCGACCGCATCCGGCTCACTTGCATCCTGATGGGTGGCGGGCGGTTCTGGCTCATGCCCGAGGCTTCTACCCTGCGGGATGCCCTTGCTACCGCTCTTTACAGCGGCAAGCATCCCGGCGTGGATGAGCGCCTCGACGACGGCAGCACCGACATCGACACACTGGACGCCTATGAGTACACCATCGAGCGCGATTTCAAGAGGTTGACGAACACATGAACATCACCGATTTTCTGGACTATCTGCATAAGACGCGCGGGTGGCAGCTGGATGCCGATTACTACAGCCAGATCGAGACATGGCGGCAATGGTGGAAAGGCAACGTACCCGGCGTTCATACCCGCGCCGCCGAGTATGCCGACGGCACTAAAAAGCGCACCATTGCCTCCCTGCGGATGCCCAAGCGGGTCTGCGAGGACTGGGCGAATCTGCTGCTGAACGACCGCACCACGTTTCAAATCACGGACGCAGCCACCGCCCGGTATCTTCTGGGCGACGATGAGCAGCAGGTGGGCGGTCTGCTCCGCGACCTGCATTTCTGGACGAACGCCAACGCGCTGGTCGAGAAAGCATTCTGGTCCGGCACAGGCGCTTTTGTTTTGAGCGTCGAAAATTTGACCGTCGTGAATGGCAAGGCAGTCCCCAGCCCGGACGTCCGACTCAAACTGGACTACGACCCGGCCCCCTGCATCCTCCCCCTGCGGGTGGAGCGGGGCGTCGTGACCGAAGCGGCCTTTGTCTCCGAGTGTCTGATGGACGGCAAGCCTGCCATTTACTTACAGACTCACACCGGCAACGAAAAGAAGCGCACCATCCGCAACGAATGGTTTCGCGTCACTGACTCCATGTCCGGTACGCCGGTATTTTCTCCGGTCGAGAAGCCCCCGGAAGGCACGGTGGAAAGCGTCACGGTAGAGGGCTCCCCGCCCTGGTTTGCACTGTTCAGCCCGGGAGCTGTCAAAAACATCGATGGCGGCAGTGGGCTGGGCATGAGCGTCTTTGCCGAGGCGCTGGAAGAGGCGCAGGGCGTGGACCTTGCCTTTGACAACTACCGCGAGGACATCCGCCTCGGCCACAAGAAAATATTCTACAGTGCCGACATCTGCCGCAAGGTGGTGGACGATAAGGGCGTGGAGCACTCCATCCCGCCGGACGACGATGTTGTGAGCCAGTTTGTGCATCTGCCCGGCAAGGAAAGCAGCCTCGATCAGTCCAGCGAGTACCATGAATACAACCCCGACCTCCGCGTGGAGCAGAATCACCGGGCCGTGCAGGATATGCTGAACCTTTTTTCCTTCAAGTGCGGGCTGGGCTGTCACCGGTACGATTTCGAGAATGGCAAAGTCACCACGGCAACCGAGTACAACGGCAGCCGTCAGGATCTCGTAGCCAGCGCCAACAAAAACCAGATACCCATTGAGGGTGCGCTGATCTCCATCATCCGGGCCATCCTCTGGGCTGCAAAAGGCTTGCAGAAGGCTACAGTCATCCCCGACACTCCCATCTCGGTGAACTGGGACGACAGCTATATCACCGACGCCGAGACCCGCATGACCCAGATGAGGGATGACGCCCTCAGCGGCTTGCTGCCCCGTTACAAGTACCTCTCGGCCCGGTACGGGATCAGTGAGGAGAACGCCCGCCGGCTGGCGCAGGAAGCCAAAGACGAAAACCGCCAGCCTGAGCTGACCTTCGGCGGGGGTGCCTGATGCTGGCCCCGGACTACCTCGACCACGCACCCGACCGGCTCATCCTGCTCTGGCAGCAGGTCGAGGACGAGATCTTACAGGACGTTGCCCGGCGCATCGGCAAGATGGACGCCCTGACGCCGACGGCGAACTGGCAGCTCTGGCGCTACCAGCAGACCGAGGCCGTCCGCAAGAATGTGGTGAATCTTCTGGCCCGGTATACCGGCAAGAGCGAGGTCGAGATACGCCGCCTGATGCAGGAGGCCGCGACCGCCGCACTGGAAGCCGAGGATGAGATCTACTACCACTACGGCAAGGAGCCGACGCCCTTTGAGGAGTCAGCGCCCTTGCAAAACCTGCTCAACGCGGGCTATCGGCAGACGGCAGGCAGCTTCTCCAACCTTACCGCCACCACGGCCAACACCGTCTCCGGGGCTTTCGAGCAGGCGCTGGACAGGGCATGGCTCCAAGTGAGCAGCGGCGCGTTCGACTACAAGACCGCCGTCAAGCGTGCTGTGGACGGCCTTGCCGACTCTATGCCCTACGTCACCTACCCCAGCGGCCACAGGGATACGCTGGAGGTGGCCTGCCGCCGGGCCGTGCTCACGGGCGTGAATCAGACTGGAGCAAAGCTGCAGGAGGCCCGGATGGACGAGATGGGGGCCTCTTTTGTCGAGGTGACGGCTCACGGCAGGGCGCGCCCCAGTCATGCCGTGTGGCAGGGCAGGCGCTACCACCGGGGCGGGGCTGTGGACTACTTGGGCCAGCACTACGAGGACTTCGAGTCGGCCACCGGCTACGGCACCGGCGCAGGGCTTTGCGGCTGGAACTGCCGCCACACCTTCTTCGTGGTGTTCCCGGAGCTGGGCAGCCCGCCAGCATGGACACAGGAAAGCCTTGAAGCCCTCAACGCCCGGGACATCGAGTATGACGGCAGGCTCTACACCCGCTACGAGATCAGCCAGATGCAGCGCGCTCGGGAGCGGGCTGTGCGCAAGTGGAAACGCCGGTATCTGGCCGAGGACGCCGCCGGGGCTGACACCACCGCCAGCGCCGTGAAGCTCCGGCAGGCCCGGCAGAGCCTTGCGGACTTCACCCGGGCCACCGGCGGCAGAGTGGACAGCGCCCGGACAAGCGTGCATGGGTTTGGGCGGAGCGAGGGCAGCAAGGCCAGCTACGCGGCCCGGAAACAGGAGCGGTTCAATGCTGCAAATACTGAGTTGCAGCAAATGCGGGAAGCTGGTACAATAAAGGCGAAAGGTCGGCTCATTGAATCCCCGTCTGCTCCAAATGAGATAAATTTTGCAAGCGACCACGTCTTGCAGCGCTGGGCTGAACGCGGTATGGGGCCAATGGATGCCGAACGCATCATCCGCTCCTCTAAGGTCGCAATGTCCCAGCGAAACGGTACACAGACCTGTTATTACTCTGAGCTGGGCTTTGTCGCCATCGGACAAGATGGCAATGTATCCAGCATCGGCCCGCTGGATGAGGGCGGAAAGAAATTGATGGAGGTGGTCAAAAAGCATGGAATTCCGCATTAGTGATGATGTGAAGCTTGAAGAATGGTTTTGTCCCATTTACAACCGAAAAATCGACTGCGGCTTGTGCTTCGACATTTCCAACATCGGCGATGATATTCTTTGCCTGAAGGGCGACGATAAGCCGCCTTGCAGCTGGGATGAAGCCCACAAAAGCTGTCTCAAGTGTCAGCACTATGCTGACTGGGACTAACAACCAAATACCGCGAGCGTCTTTGCCCATCCGGGCAGGGGCGCTTTTTTCATGCCCATTCTGCCCGCGTGAGGACGGAGTGGACACCATCGCGGCGGGCAGCGCGTACCCTGCCCGGCAACATGCGGAAGGCGAACCGCGTCAACAAACCGTAGTTTCACCCAAAGAAAGGGGTTTATTTATGAAGCGTGAAGACGTAAAGGCAAAGCTCCCCGGCATCACCGATGAACAGTTGAACTGGCTGATGAGCGAAAACGGCGCTGACATCAACCGCGAGAAGACCGTCGCCGAACAGTTCAAGACCCAGTTCGAAAACGCACAGGCCCAGCTCAAGACTGCGCAGGACGGCCTCGCCAAGTTCGACGGCAAGAAGACCCCGGACGAGTACGAGGCCGAGTTGACCAAGCTCCGGGGCGATATGCAGGCACAGGCAGACGGCTTCGCCTTCGACTCGGCCCTGAACACCGCCATCATGGGAAAGAAGGGCCGCAGCGTCAAGGCCGTCCGCGCCCTGCTGGACATGGAGTCCCTCAAGTCCTCCAAAGACCGCACCACCGACATCGACAAAGCGCTGGAAGAGGCCGCGAAGGCCAACCCCTGGGCCTTCGGCGAGGCCGCAGAGGGCGGCGTCCGCGTTTCCAGCGGTGCAGAGCACGGCACCCCGCCCACCGGCGACACCGATGCTGTCACCGCAGCCTTCAAGGCAATGAACCCCGGCATCAAAATTGACTGATAGAAAGGAAACATTATGGCACACGAAGCACAGGTTCGTTATTCCAAGCTGGTTGACCTCAAGCTCCGGGCGACGCTGGTCAAGAAGGTCGGCGTCATCTGCAACAGCCGCTATGAGGGCAGCCCCAAGGCCGGTTCCGTCAAAGTCCCCGTCCGTGACACCGAAGTCGCCGTGAACGACTACAACAAGCAGACCGGCGCAGAGCTGACCGGCGGCGACACCACCTATCTCACCGTCAACATCGACAAGGACAAGGCCGTCAATGAGATTATCGACGGCTTCGACGCCGCCAGCGTCCCCGACGATCTGGTGGCTGACCGTCTGGACAGTGCCGGTTATTCGTTGGCGCTGCAGGTGGATTCCGACGGCTCTGCGGAGCTGACCACCGCAGGCACGGCTTTCGGCACCACCACCGCCCTGACCGAGAAAACCATCTACAGCAACGTCGTGGACGCCCGCACCAAGCTCTCCACCGTCCATGTCCCTACCGAAGGCCGCTGGCTGTTGGTCTCCCCCGAGATCTATGGTCTGCTGCTGAAGAGCCCCGAGTTCATCAAGGCATCTGACCTTGGCGATGCTGTCGTCCAGACCGGCGCTGTGGGCAGGATCGCAGGCTTTACCGTCTTCGAGGATTCTACCCTCGGCGAGAATGTGGAGTACATCGCTGGCCACCCCAACTGGTTTGCATTCATCGACGAGTGGGCCGTCCCCGTCCATGTGCAGGACCTCAATGGTTCCAGCAAGTACATCGGCGCGTCCGCAGTCAAGGGCCGCAAGGTCTACGCCTTCAAAGTCACCAAGCCCCAGACCATCCTCATCAAGAAGAAAGCGTGACCGAACCTCTCAGTCTGCCGACGGCAGCCAGCTCCCCTGACAGGGGAACCTAAAAGGAGCTGATTTTTTTGAATTACTGTACCTATGACCAGTATGCAGCCGTCGGCGGCACGCTGGACGAAGCTGCCTTTGCCCCTTTGGCCGCACGGGCGTCCCGGCTCATCGACCGGATGACCTTTGGCCGGGCCGAGGGCCACGCCGCAGCGTGCGAAGGCTGTGCAGAGGCACTGGCGGACGCCTGCATCCAGATCATCGACGCAGCGAACGCTGTGCAGAACGCCTGCACGCCGCCCGGCGCGTCCAGCGTCTCCAACGATGGCGTGTCCATGACCTTCACCTCCGGCGCACTGGCCGAACGGCTGGCGGCAGAGGCGCAGGGCATCCTCGCCAATACACTGGGCAGTGACCCCCACGGCCTGCTGTATCGGGGGTGTTTCTGATGCAGACGCCCGTCACGGTCGTCATGTTGCTGCACGACGCGGCCACCGAAGCCGACCAGCCGATCTGCAAGGTGCTCACGGGGTGCAGCTGGCGGGAGACGCGCCGCACCTCGGCCTCCGGCGACCCCCAGAGGGTGGTGCATATCCGCCTCCCGCCTGCGCCGGGCTATCTGCCCTATCCCCAGTGGGCGCGCCTGACACCGGCAGAGAAAGCCGCACACTGGACGCTCAAGCGGGGCGGCAAGCTCATCTGCGGCACTGTCCGCAGCCTGACCGAGGCCGAGTATGCCGCCCTCGAGAAAACGCACATCTGCTGCACGGTGGCGGACGTCTCGGACGACCGGGGCGTCCCGCTGCCGCATTTTCATGTGGAAGGGAGCTGAGAGAATGAGCGCACTGATCCCCTTTGGCCCGGTCGCGCCGTCAGCAAAACCGGTCTTCGACCCACCTGACGGCTTTAAGTACCGGGTCGATGGTGTGCAGATGGAGCTGAGCTGGCGTCCCGACTTCGGCGCAGAAAAGACCGCCGCCCTGCAAAAGGCTCAGTTCGCCCTTGCGCAGGAAGCCGCGCGGCTCATCGACAGCTATGTGCCGTTCGACACTGGTTCTTTGAAAAACAGCGTCAATCAGGCCAGTAAATACGATGAAGGACTTCTGGTTTACAATACCCCCTATGCCCGGAAGCAGTATTACCTCCATGCAGAGGGTACAGACCTTCGTGGAGAGACCGGATTGCGTGGCAGTTACTGGGGCCAGCGAGCCATTGCCGACATTGGCGAGCATCTTGCTCTCTACGGCGCAAAGGCTGTCACGACCTTCTGGGGAGGGATGGGGCACTTATGAGCGAGAAAGCCACCATCACGGCCATGCGGGAGTGGCTCAAGACCTGCCCGCTCATCGCCGAGGAGCAGGGCGAAAACGGCGCAGCCTTCCGTATCTCTGGACTTTCCCCGGAGCCGGTGGCCGAGTTTTCCATCGAGGACAGCCCCACCGATCCGGTGACGGCTGTTTTCTTTTCCGGCCGCAACCTCGCCAAGAGCTACATCTTCATCAGCCGCCGCGACTACAGCGAGGCCCAGAGCGTCCAGATCGCCAGCAGCGGCTTTTTTGAGCAGCTGACCGAGTGGGTGCTGGCCCAGAACGACCGGCATCATCTGCCCCGGCTGGGCGGCCGCAAAGAGCCGTTGCGCGTTTCGGTGACGTCCAGCGGCTACATCGTCGTCGCCGAGTCGGGCAGCTGTAAGATGCAGATGCAGCTGCGGCTCGAATATTACCAGCCCAAGGGCTGAAACGAAAGGAGTTTTTCCTATGACTGTTACCGAAGCCGTCAAGCTGTCGGGCCTGACCCCCAGCGCCGACTATACCGGCGTGGAGACCACCGACGACTTCCTGCTGGCCGTCCAGACCGAGGCCAGCCAGACCGACGTGAAAAACTGGGTGGTCTGTGCCGACCACGTGCGGGAGCACAGCGGCGCACTGAACGCCTCCACCACGGACAACACCTACATCCGCACCGGCCCTGTCACCACCAAGGGCAGTGTCCAGCGTACCCTCTCCATTCAGGGCGACCGCTACGTGGGCGATGCTTTTCAGGACTTTCTGCTCTCCCACAAGATCGCGTTCGGCTCCGGCCAGAGCGTGGTGGTGCCTTATGTTTACTTCTCTCTCCGCACCGGCAAGGGCGAGAAGGGCGAAGGCGCGCTCATCCTGACCAGCGATGTGGGCGGCAGCGCCGGCGCGAATGCCACCTTTGCCGCCGATTTCAAGGGCATCGGCACCCCGGCTGAGTTCGACTATAACACCGCCGTCGCGGGCTGAGAGAAAGGAGCACCGATAAATGCTGATCCATGGACAGGAATTTGATTTTTCGCTTCTGAACGCCAACGACCTCGACCGTCTGGAGGACGCACTGGACGAGATGACCCGGGAGAGTGAAGCTGAGAATGAGCGCTGTGAGAGGGAAAACGTCCGCCTCGGTGACCGCCTCCGCGCACAGGCCCGCGTTTCCATGCGCGGCCTCGACAAGATCCTGGGCGCAGGGGCATCCGCCCGTCTGGGGCTGAACGAAAACGATGTCAGCCGTCTGTACGACGTCCTCGACGAGATCACGCAGGCAGCCGCTGCCGAAAAGGCGCGGTATTCCCGCCCGGCGGCCGTCCCCCAGAACCGCGCCCAGCGCCGGGCTGAGAAGCGCCAGAAGGACAAGAAGCACAAGCCGCCTGTGAGCTATCCGGGCCAGCCTGCCGCCGCCCAGATGGTCGAGCGGGTGGACAAGGCCGCCCGCCGCAGGCAGCTTCTGGCCGAGCTGGCGGCTCTGGAAAATGGCTGACATCCTGCTGGACAACCTGCCCCGCACGTGGGCCGGCAGGCCCATCGACTGGGATTTCCGGCCTATGGTCTGGTTCAACGGGCAGTATCTCCGCCTTCCGGAGGACGAAAAGGGCCTGCCTGAGCTGGCCCGGGAAACCATGCGCCGATTTTACTGCGTGGCCGTCCCGCCGGAGGAAGAGGTGGACGCTTTCAAGGCGCTGGTAGAGTTCTACACCGCAGGCCCGCAGGAAGTGGCCGACCGCCCCGGCAGCAGCCGCACCGAGGAGCTGGCGCTGGACTACGTCACCGACGGCCCCGCCATCGTGGCCGCGTTCCAGCAGGCATACGGCATCGACCTCACCCGGGCAAGGCTCCACTGGTGGCGGTTCAAGGCCCTCATGTCCAACCTGCCCGAGGAGACCCAGCTGGTGAAGATCATCGGCTTCCGGACGGCTGACCCTGCGCAGTTTCAGGGCGCAGAGCGGGAGCGGCGTGCCGAGCTGAAGGAACGCTTCGCGCTGCCCGCTGCCCTGCGGAAAGGAGGCGGTCGCATTGTCACCCTGCAAGACCGCAACGAAGCCTTTGCGGCCCGCTTCCGGCGCTGACCGCGCCCCGGTGCTCTGCCCCCTGTGCGGCCGGCCTCTGCCGGTCTGGGCCATCCCGGAAGCCAGCGCCCGGGGCATCTGGGTCAAATGCAAGAACCCGGCCTGCCGCAAAGAAATCGAAATAAAACTCTAAGCCTGTGCCACTGTGCCTGCGCTCTTTTTCGTAAAGAGAGGTGGACACATTGGCCGCAGATTTTTCCATCACCGGCGAAGTAAAGCTCAACAGTGACCCGGCTGAGAAAGCCACGAGCAAGTGGACAGTGGCCGCAGGCCAGCTCATCGCGGACTTTGCCAAGAAAGCTGCATCCAGCCTGCAAAGCGTGGTCAAGTCCGGTCTGGACTACAACCGCAGCATGGAAAGCTATCTGACCAACTTCAAGGTCATGCTGGGTGACGAACAGCTTGCCGCCGAGAAGCTGGAAGAGATACGCCGGATGGCCGCAAGCACGCCCTTCTCCCTGTCCGAGCTGACCGAGGGGACCCAGACCCTCTTACAGTTCGGCGTCGCGGCGGACAACACCACCGGCGTACTGAAACGTCTGGGCGATATTTCGCTGGGCAACGCAGACAAGCTCCAGACCCTCGTGCGGGCCTACGGCAAGATGTCCAGCGCCCAGAAGGTCACGCTAGAAAATGTCAACATGATGATCGACGCGGGCTTCAACCCGCTCAATCAGATCTGCGACGCCACCGGCGAAAGCATGAGCGCCCTCTACAAGCGCATCTCGGACGGCAAGGTCAGCTTCAATGAGCTGGAAGCCGCCGTGGCTGCTGCCACCAGTGAGGGCGGGCAGTTCTACAACGGTATGCTGGAGGCCAGCCAGACCTTCAACGGCAGGCTGTCTACCCTGAAGGACAACATGGCCGCGCTGACCGGTGAACTGACCAGCGGGCTGTTCTCGGCTCTCAGGGACATCATCGTCAAGGCAAACGAGCTGGTCGTCTCCATCACCGAGGACGACGCCAAAATGGCCGCGCTCAAGGAGACCATCGGCGTCCTGACGGCGGCGGTCGTGGCCGTCACGGCGGCAGTGCTGAGCTATAAGACGACCGTGGCAGCAGCTACAGCTATCACGGCGCTGCATACCGCTGCCACCACCGCGATGGCTGCGGCCCATAAAGCTGCCGCCGCAGGAGCTACCGGTCTGCAAGTAGCACAGGCGGCATTGAATACCGTGCTTTCGGCCAATCCCATCGGGCTTGTCGTGGCCGCTCTGGCCGCTCTGGCTGCGGGGCTTGTGACAGCCTACCACACCAGCGAGACCTTCCGCTCTGCTGTCGATTCAGCATTTTCGGCCATTCAAAAGACAGCCTCGAATGTCATCGGTTCGGTGGTGGACTGGATCAATGAGCTGGTGGCCCGCATCAAGGGTGCAGCCGCCGCGCTTGGCTCTCTGAAAAACGGCCTCGGTGCAGCAAAAGATGCCTACAACGAGGCTTATTCCAACTCTATCGGCAGCTATCAGCAATCGAAAAGAGATAAGGCAAGCCAGAGCCGCCTCGACAAGCACAATGAGCGGGTCGCACAGTCTCAGGCTGACGCGGCCAGCAGTTCCGGCTCTTCCGGCGCGGCGGCATCTGCTACCGTTGCTGCCGCTGCGGCCACCTCTGCCGCCCAGAGCACCAAGAAGGCTACGGCAGACATCATCAAGTCCGTCAGCGACACCACCACGGCGGTCAAGGACGGCGTGACCACCACCACCGAGACCGTCACCGAAACGCTGTCCAACGGCACGACCCAGCAGAAGCAGGTCATCACCTCCACCAGCCGCCAGCTGGTGGACGGCGTCCTCAAGGACATCAAGACCGTGGAGACCATCGCGGCGGACGGCAAGCGGACGGTCAACCAGACCATGGAGACCGTGCGAGACGTGGTGAACACCGTGACGGCCACCACCACGGCCCTCGCGGACGGCATCAAGACCACCACCCAGACCGTGACCAAAACTCTCGCGGACGGCACCACCGAGCAGCAGCGCGTTATCACCCAGACGCAGGACAAGGTCATCGATGGGGTGCTCCGCACGGTGGAGACCGTCAAGACCATCGCCGCCGACGGCACCGAGCAGGTGGCCGAGACCATCAAGGACAGCGCCGCCAAGACACTGGACGGCCTGTGGAGCGAGATAAAGGACCGCGCCAATGAGGGCGTCCTCGGCACGGTGGACACGCTGTGGGAAGCCGTGAAGAGCGGCGACTGGGTGGGCATCGGCAAGTGGGCGGCATCCGCCCTCTACTCGGGCCTGACCGGTGAGCAGAAGCAGCAGCTCAAAAGCTACGCCCTGAGCCTCGTGGACACCCTGAACGGCGTGCTGGGCGACGCGGCAGGCAGTCTGGCGCAGACGGCGTGGGGCATCGGCCAGAGCCTCTTTGAGGGGATCACCGGCAGGTTCGGCGACGTGCTGACCACGGCGGGCAAGTTCAGCACCAGCATCCAGAAGGCGTTTACCAGCCTGAAGGCCCCGCTGGCGTCCGCCGCCGCTGCCATCAGCAACGGCCTGAAGACCGGCCTGCTGAGCCAGTTCCCCACCATCGTCACGGCGGTGGGTACCCTCATCACGGCCATCGGCGGAGCCTTTGCGGGCATGTTGGAAGCCATCGGTGGCGTGCTCACCGGCCTCGGCATCCCCACCGGCGTAGCCATGCTCATCGCGGGCGGCGTCATCGTGGCGGCCATCGCGGGCATCGTGGGCCTGCTGGCCAGTGCTTTCGGCGGCAGCGGTAGCAGCTCCTCCGGCGGAGGCGGGGGCGGCGGAGGTGGAGGCTCCGGCCTCGGCATCGACACCCCCAGCATCACCGACGAGTCGAACAAGCTGACGGACACCATCGACGCCAACACCGCAAAGCTTACTGAAATAAACAAGTCCCTCGCCAAGCTGGTCAAGAGCGCAAACGCCCTTGTCCTCAGCGACAACATGGCCGTGAGCAGCCGGGTGGCAGCATCCGGCACAGCGCAGGTCGCCGCTGCGGCCAGAAGCTACCGCGAGGGGGACGTCCACATCACCCAGCACATCTACTCCAAGGCCCAGACTGCCGCCGACCTCCAGCGGGAGGCCCGCTGGGAGGCCGACCGGGGCCTGGCTCAAAAACGCTGAAAGGACATCTGCCATGCGCAAAGACCATCTCCGCCTCGTCACCGACGCCGGGGCCGCCCTCGACCTCGGCTGGGACTATGGCATCCCCTATCAGATCGACAACCTCTCGGGCGTGGATGTCACCCTCAAGACTGCGCAGGGCGTCAACCAGCAGGGCGTCACCGTGGAAGGCCAGAGCGTGGAGGGGGTCTCTCATGAGGTCATCGCGGATTTCTGGGGGCCGGAGGGCGAGCGGCAGGCAAATCTGTTTTTGCAAAAGCTCCCCTTCTTCACCTCCGGCACGATATATTTCGGGGATGCTTATTTCTCCCGGTTCGTGCTCCAAAAGACGCCCTACACCGTCCAGCTCCACCCGTACCCCCGTCTCGACTTCATGCTCTACCGCCCCAAGCCCTACTGGTACAGCCTGACGCCCCAGAGCGCCGTCATGGGCGGCTTCATCCCCCGCTTCCAGTTTCCCGTCTGCTACGACAGCCACCAGTACAGCGAGTGGCGGCAGAGCTACTTCCTCAACGTGCGCAACCCCGGGGCGCTGCCGGTACCCTTCACGGCCACCCTGCGCTCCACCGGCAGCGTGGTCAACCCAGCCATCCGCAACAGCGTCACCGGGGAGTTCATCGGCTTTGAGCTGACCCTCGGCAAGGACGAGACTCTGGAAATTTACCGCACCACCACCGACCGGCTGGCCGTCAAGCTGGTCTCCGGCGGCACCGAGACCAACGCCTTTTACAAGATGGATGAGGACAGCGACCTGACCGAGCTGCACCCCGGCGACAACATCCTGACCGCCGACGCCGACAGCGGCAAGGAGGGCCTGCAGGCCAGCATCAGCTTTTACCCCATGTCGGCGGGCATCCTGCCGGAGGTGATGAAATGACATTCGACATTCTGGACGAGACCACCCTTGCCCGGCTGGGCAATATCGACGTGTGGGTGTCGGTCTACTGGGACGAACCGTACAACACCGAGGGGAGTTTCAGCCTTGAGGTGCGGCCCACTCCCGAGAATCTGGCCCTGCTCCGGGAGGGCCGGTGGGTCGTGCGCACCGACGCAGCGGTCAAAATCCCCATGCGCATCTGCCACCGCTCCAACGAGAACGAGGACGCGAATCTGGTCGTCACCGGCTACCCGGCCACGTGGATCTACACCAAGCGGGTGTCCGCATCGGCCATCAAGAACGAGGTCGCCGAGACCGCCATGCTGGCCCTCGCCAAAGCGGCAAAGCCCTGGCCCCGGCTCGAGGTGGCTGAGCCGAAGGGATTTGACACCAAGTTCGAGAACCAGACCTCGGGCGCTGCACTGTTCGACTATTTCAAGACGGTGGGCGCAGCCTGCGACCTCGGCTTCCGGGTCGTCCTCATGGGTAAAAACAGCGCGAAAAAACTCATGTTCGAGGTCTGGCGGCCTACTGCCGACCCCAACAACCGCTTTTCGACCAAGTGGGGCAGCCTGCGGGAGGCCAGCTGGGCCTTCGGCGACGGCAGCTATGCCAACGTGGCGCTTGTGTTAGGCGCTGGCGAGGGCAGCAGCCGGGCGATGGTCTGGGTGGGCGACACCGAGGCCGAAGGGGCAGAGCGCCGGGAGATGATCATCGACGCCCGGGACGTCCAGCCCGAGGGCAGCGAGACGAATACCAGCGCCAGCTACCTCAAAAGGCTGGCCGACCGGGGAGCCACAAAGCTCCTCGAGCAGCTCCGCTCCGGCAGCATCGAGATGACGCTGGATGCCGACGGCCTCGAACCGGGCGATGTCTGCTTCTGCTCCCTGCCCGACCTCGGCTACAAGGCCACCGTCCGGGTGGCCGACATCATCATCCAGAGCCAGACCGACGGCACCACCCGCACCGCGCGGCTGGGTACGCCGGTCTGGCACAAGATCTAGGAGGCGATATTTTGAGTTCACCCGGCATTGTCACCTACCCGCTGGGAGGCATCACCTACGACGCCGAGGACGCAGCGGCCTACTTCTCCACCCGCACTTCCGGCGTGTTCAGCACCGAGGAGGATTTTGCGGTCACGGTGGCCGAGGATGGCGGCACCGCCGTCACCGTCGGCGCGGGCCGGGCGTGGATGCACGTCAGCCGCTTTACCGGCCAGAGCGTCACCCTGCGGGAAGCCCGGACCGTGGAGCTGCCCTTCGCAGACAGCAATCTCCCCCGCATCGACGCCGTGGTCCTGCGCTACGACGCCACCGCCCGCACCACCACGCTGAAGGTGCTGCAAGGCCCCCCGTCCAGCGAACCCGCTGCCCCCGCCATCTCCCGCACCGAGCTGGTGTACGACCTGTGCCTGTGCCAGATCAGCCGCCCGGCGGGCCAGACGGCACTCACCGCCGCCAACCTCACCGACACCCGCACCGACGAAGCCCTCTGCGGCCTCATGCGGGACGGCGTCACCGGCATCCCCATGGACGAGCTGGGCCGGCAGGCGCTGGCGAAAGCCAAAGAGACGGCGGATCTCTGCGACAGCCTGCTGGCCAGCTACACCGGCGGCTATCTGGGCATCTGGCCTGTGACCCTCCCGGCAGACGGCTGGGCCGAATGCACCGACGTACCCGGCTACGCCTACAAGCAGACGGCAGAGCTGCGGGCGGCGAGAGAGGCAAACGTCCCCTCCGCCGTACCCACCCCGGAGACCTATACCGTGGCGGTGGCGGCGGGGCTTGCAGGCGTCTGCGAGACCGGCGGCGGCACCATCACCTTCTGGGCCGAGAAGGTCCCGGAGGGCGGCATCCAGATGCAGGTGGAACTGCTGGGACCCTCGGCCTCGACCGCTGACACCGGAGAGGACACCCTGGGCGACACCGTCCTCGAAGACACGACTTTGTAACGGAGGTACACCATGAAGTATGTGAAACAGCATTTCGTCACCGGCATGAAGGTCAGCCTGCCCGACGTGCTCAACCGGATGGAGGACGGCATCGCAGCCGCCTGCGGCGCGGCGGTGGAGGGCATCGGCAGCGTGACCACCGGCGACACACCCGCCGCCGGCATCCGGGACGGCAGGCTCTGCCTGACTCTGCCGCGCGGTCTCCCCGGCCCGCAGGGCGACCCCGGCGAGGGCCTGAGTGACAACGCCAAGGCCCTGCTGCTCTCCCTGTTGGCCGGCACGGCCCCCGACAGGGACGCCTCCCTCACCGCCCTGCGGGCAGAGTGGGGCCTCGCCGACCGGAGCACGGACACCACCTCCGAGGCCGCAGACGCAGACGAGGGGGTGCTGTAAATGGCGCTGGGAAGCGTCGCCATCAGCGGCGGCATGAGCAAGAAAACGAAAGAGAGGTTGATGTATATGGACGGTAAGCTGGTTTGGAGCGCAGCAATGGGTGCGTCTGGCGGTCTGAGCGCCACGGCACCGGACACCGTGGACTATATCGTAGTAAGGCCGATGGCGATGACAACATCATCATCCACTCAGCCAAAGGATGCCCGGGTGGCTCGCGGAGGCACTGGCAATGTGGCGTGGTATCAGACTAATGGCTCCTACAGCAACGCCAGAACTAACTACTCCTATGGCAAAATTGCCTTTGATGCCAGCGGCAAGATAACGTTGTCTTATCCGTGGGATAGTAACAACGAGTATCTCACGGTCGAGGGCTACCACTACTACTGACAAAACAAAAAGCAGCCCCCGGGTGGGGGCTGCGGGAGTGGTTATTTGTCCCTGTAGTGGGAGCCGCACTGGACGATCTTGACCACGCTGCCATCAATGCGGTAGACGATCCGATTTGCATCGTCGATGCGGCGGCTCCAATAGCTGGCCAGATCGCCGCTGAGGCGCTCGGGCTTGCCGATGCCCTCATAGCCGTTGCGGTCGATGTCCTTCAGAAGCTGTAGGATCCGCTTGAGCATCCTGCGGTCCTGGGTGGTCCAGTATTCAAAATCTTCCCATGCTTCTTCTGTCCACGCCTTAATCATCGAGCTTGACCTCGTGGATGGTACCGCCGGTAGCCTCCATCTCCGCGATGGACTTACGCAAGCGGGCCTGATTCTGCTCCGAATAGAACGGGTCTACCGAAAGTTCGAAAGGCAGGCGCTGCTCCCGGGTCATCTTTTTAGCCAGCATAGTAACGGCGGTGGACATAGACATCCCCAACTCGTTGCAGATGTGGTCGAAACTGTTTTTCAGATCGTTATCCATGCGGATGCTTACAGTGGTCTGTGCCATAGTATCACGCTCCTTCTGAATACAGAGTAGCACAATTTCAATACGTTGTCAACAAATATAGAAAGGATTCAGAATGTCCATCCGTGAATATACCCTGAGCAAAGACGGCGCCCGCCAGCTCTCGCCCAGCTTCAAGGTGCGGGAGTTTGGCTGCGTCGGTAGCGACGTCATCCTCATCGACGAGGAGCTGGTGGTGCTGCTCCAGTGCATCCGGGAGCATTTCGGCAAGCCGGTACATATCACCAGCGGCTACCGCACCGCCGCCCACAACGCTGCCGTGGGCGGCAGCAAGTCCAGCCAACACCTGCTGGGCCGGGCGGCGGACTTCTACGTTGAGGGCGTGGACGTGGCCACCGTGGCCGCCTACGCCGAGACCCTGCTGCCCGCCCGGGGCGGCATCGGGCGCTACCGGAAGGACGCAAAGCACCCCACCCGCAAGACCGGCTGGGTGCATATCGATACCCGGGCGAATAAGAGCCGGTGGAGCATGTAAAGGAGTGAAGAAAATGAAGGATACCATTTGCACCGTCATCGGCCTCATCGGCGGGGCCATTGCCGCCTTGTTCGGTGGCTGGGACACCGCCTTGCAGACGCTGGTCATCTTTATGTCCATCGACTACATCACCGGTCTAGTGGTGGCGGGCGTGTTCCACGCCAGCCCCAAGACCAAGACCGGCGCGCTGGAAAGCAAGGCTGGCTGGAAGGGCCTCATCCGCAAAGGTGAGACTCTGCTCATCGTTCTGGTGGCCTGCCAGCTGGATGCCGTCATCGGCGGCAGCTTCGTCCGCGACGCAGCGATCATCGGCTTTTCGGCCAACGAGGCCATCTCCATCGTCGAGAATGCCGGCCTGATGGGTCTGCCCATCCCCGCAGCCATCACCAAGGCCATCGACATCCTCAAGCAGCGGGCCGAGACGCCCGAGAAAGGCAAGGACTGA